TTCAAAGAACTACGGCAAATATACCCAGCTTTACGCTATGCCTTCGCACTTAGTTACATTGGTGACCGGGGATATTGAAAACCCGGTAAAAGGGTATAAGATACTTTTAGGTAACCAAACAATTGAGATTCCATTTAAGGATGTATGTCATATGAAGATGTGGAATCCGTTTTGGGATTTGAACGGAAATCAGTTAAGAGGGCAAAGTCCATTACTTGCAGGGTTGCGATATCTAAAGAAAAACGATGTCGGAGTTTATTCATCCGTTAAGCTACTTGAAAACAGAGGAGCTGAAACAATCGTATCCCCAAATCATCCCGATTCAAAGTACTGGTTAAATCCAACACAAGTTACTGCAACTGAGGAAGCAATTGCATCAAAGGTAAACGGTTCTGCAAACAGAGGTAAAACAGTTGTATCTGCTATGCCATTACAAGCTACCCAATTAGGGTTAAGTCCCCAGGCGTTGCAGATTATTGAGTCCATGAATGATGATGTTACGACACTTTGCGGATTATGGGGTATTGACCCTATTCTGTTAGGTCGTGGTACAGGAACGTATTCAAATCAGGAGATTGCACGTAAGTCTTTGGTAGTTGATATTGTTATCCCTTACCTCAACAACTTTGAACAGAAGTTAATGAACTGGCTATGCCCGGCTTACAACAAATCGGATAACGTGAAATATGTTATTGATTTTGATACTACGGTTTACTCTGAATTGCAACCGGATTTAAAGCTAATGAAGGAGATTTACGGAATGCCATCCATTACAGAAGATGAACGTAGACCGTTGTTTAACTTTGATGAGTTGGGCGGGGATCTCGGTTCGGCTATATTGGTCGATCAGGGAAAAATAACTTTACAGGATGTTATAATGCCACAAGAAGATGCAGCAGTTAAAGACGCTTTCGGAGATTACGCTTGAAGCTGAAATACGCTATCCATACCCGCCGAAGTGTTGCCGATTAAAACGCATGGCAATAGACGAGAAACGCAAATTATATATCAATCGCATAAATGAATCTCAATCAAATCATAATCCAGCAGAAGCGAGATGATAAGCGATATAGGCGTTTTGCTGAACGGGTATTCTATAAAGCGTTAAAGGAACAGGTTACTCCGATACTTCAAAATCCAAATCTTACGGTACAAGTCCAGCCTATGTTTGATGCCTATAATCGGGTTTATCAATATACGGGCATTGATTCGGCAAAAAAGGAATATGCAAGGATTAAGAAACAAGAAGGGCAAAAGGATGCTTTAATTGATTTGCTACTCAATACATGGTCTGAATGGATGCGTGGTTACGTAATTCAGAACTTAGGGCAAATGATTCAAAGGGTTTCAAACAATACTCAGGATGCAATTAACAGAGCTTTGCAAGATAGTTTGGAACTTGGGGAAACAAGAAGGCAAACCATTAACAGAATCTATAAATACACTTTAGGAGAAATTGGAAGAACCCGCGCCCGGACTATTGCCAGAACAGAAACGACACGGGCCACTAATGTAGGAAAGCGAAAAAGTTCCGATGATTGGAGTATGTTCAATGGTGGCGTACAGATGTATAAGAAATGGATTCACATACCTACACCTGAATTTCGGGAGTTTCATTTGGAGTTAGCAAATGAGATCCCAATTCCTAAAGATTCGGTATTCATTGTACGAAATCCAAAAGGCGGCGTAAATAATATGATGATGCCAGGGGATGCTTCTGCTCCTGGCAATCAGACCATCAATTGTAACTGTACAACTATCTATATGAGTGAAAGGTTTGCAAGAAGGATTTTTGGGTTGTAAAAAATTTGGTTATTAGTGGTAAAATATCTAACTTGGTCAAACTATGGCAAGAATCACAGTAATAATGTCTCAGGAAGTTTACGACAAAGTAATTAAACTGGGGGAAAAAGAGAAACGCAAGAAGTCACCAATGGCAGCGATGCTTATTGAGGATGGGTTGAAATTAGCTGAGAAGAAAGTTGTTTATGATAATGTAATTATGGGTAACAAGTTACATGAAAAGCTTATCAGGGAAGCTAAATCATGAAAATCAGCATAATCCATCCATCCCGCGCTCGTGCTGCAATAGCAAATCAAGTCCGTACCGAATGGCTTAATAAAGCCGATGGGATAGTTGAGTACGTTTTTAGCTTAGATAATGACGATATTCAGAATACCGAATACGATGGTGATTGCATTTACAACAACAACCGTTCGGCAATAGACGCCATTAACAAAGCTGCTACGGTTACATCAGGCGAGTTACTTATTGTCGTTTCAGATGATTTTGATTGTCCTGAGCATTGGGATACTTTACTATTATGGGGATTACAAGGTAAATCAGATTATTGCGTAAAAACTCAGGATGGATTGCAGCCTACGTTAATGACCTTGCCGATTATGGATCGGGTTTATTATGATAGGTTCGGGTATATCTATCATCCGGATTATCTTCATATGTTTTGCGATCAGGAAATGACCGCAGTCGCTCACATGCTTGGCAAGGCAATTTCTTTGCCGATATTGTTTCCTCATAATCATTATACTACTGGCAAATTCCAAAGGGATGCAATTACATTACGAAATAATGCAACATGGCAACAAGGTGAACGGGTATTTAATCAAAGGTTAAAAACTAACTTTGGAATAGAGAATCCGGTTATACAATATTCAGATATAAAATGGCATTGACCTTATCAATCCTTATCGCAACCCTACCCCAGCGACTTGGTCAATTAGATAACCTAATGATTGAGGTAAATAAACAATGTAACCCTTTTATAGATCAGATTGAAATACTGATTGATCCCCGAATTGACATAAACATAGGCCAAAAGCGAAACAGTTTACTGCAAAAGGCGAAAGGCGAGTACATTGTTTTCATTGATGATGATGATCACATCTTCCCAAACTACATTTGGTCAATCATGCAGGCTTGTTCAATTGGTAATGACTGCATTGGTATATCTGGAATCATTACTACCAACGGACACAAGCAAACACAATGGCATATATCCAAAGAGTATCAAACGTGGCATACGGCAAACGGGATTTATTACCGAACTCCAAACCATATCTCACCAGTTAAACGAGAACTTGCTTTACAGGCTGGATTCCCTGAGATTGCTTTCGGTGAGGATGCAGAATATTCCAGGAGATTATACCCATTACTTAAAACAGAAACTATTATAAAAGGGAACTTATATCACTATGACTACATTGAAAAAAAGGGCAATCGTTAGTTTTGCGAATGACAGAGGGAATTACTTACAGGCACAACAACGGCTAAAGGATAGCTTAGTTGGCAGAACGGATGCCGAATTTATTGCCATTAATGGAGAGGAATCAATCGGTGCGCCAAAACATGAGGATAATCCATATGCTTTCAAGATTTACGCAATTCAGGAGGCTATAGACAGAGGATATACTTCAATCCTCTATCTTGATACTTCAGCCTATGCAGTTTCAAATGTAGATGCTATATTTGATATTATTGAACGTGATGGCTACTTTATGGAGGAAGCTGGACATTATGCGGGGACCTGGACTAATGATAAAACTTTGGCTTATTTCGGGATAGACCGTGATGAAGCCATGAAAATTACCATGTATTCCGCTGGGTTTACCGGCTTAGATATTACCAGCGATATTGCTTGCAGTTTTTATATGATGTGGATTGATGCCATGTCAGCAGGGTGCTTTAAGGGTAAATGGAATAATAAGGGATTCTCTCAAAGTAAAGATGTGAGATGTGAAGGGCATAGGCATGATATGAGTTGTGCTTCAATTATTGCCAATAAGCTACAAATGAAATACCAATCAGGTGGCAGTTATTTTCAGTACGCTGCACCAACCGATAAAAAGAATAAAGATACAGTTTGTTTTTACGTACAAGGATTATGATGCAAGTTACACCCCATTATTCAAGCCGTGAGGTATTGCAATTTACTTATGATTGCACAAAGAGATTATTAACCGATAACATACCGGGCGTATTTGTCGAATGTGGCGTTGCTTCAGGTAGTCAGATTGGTGCTATGCAAAACGCGATGCAGGATCTGAATATAGACCAAAAGATTTACGCGTTTGACAGTTTTGAGGGCATCCCTTACGCTGGTCAGCATGATGCAGAGCAACCCGGCATAGGTGCAAAGGATAAAAGCAAAGAGGGCGTTTTGGAATCATCTGGAGTAAGCTCTCATTCAATTGATGCAGTTATGCAGAACTTTAAACGGTGGAAATTAAAGACAGACAATCTTATATTTGTAAAGGGGTGGTTTGAGAATACCGTACCTGATTATAAAATAGGCAAGATTGCTTTATTACGGTTGGATGGGGATTTGTATTCCAGCACAAAGGTTTGTTTAGAGCATTTATTGAGCAAAGTATCTAAAGGTGGTTTAGTTATCATTGATGATTACCAACTTGCCGGATGCAGGAAAGCGGTGCATGAGCATATTGCAGAAGATAAGATTATAAAACATTTAGGAATAGCATATTATGAAGTCCCAAAATAACGAAGCTCAAATAGTTGCAGATTACTTTAAAGGGTTTAAAGGTACTGTTTTGGATATTGGTGCTAACGATGGCCAGACATTTAGCAATAGTTACGATCTGATTCAATCGGGCTGGTCAGCCGTACTTATTGAGCCAGGAACTGTTTTTACCCAGCTTCAGGAATTGCATAAAGATAACAAAGCGGTTACGTGCTATCAATTAGCGATTGCGGATAAAGAGCAAATACTTACATTCTACGAATCAGGTGCGCACGTTAAGAATGGCAAAGATACTGGTTTGGTATCTACACTTAACCCGGATGAAACAACCCGCTGGCGTAATTCAGGTGTAGAGTTCATAGAACGCAAAGTACAATCCGTACCATTTAGCTGGGTTTATAAATGGCATAAGACTTTTGATTTTATAACGATTGATGCTGAATCAAAGGACTGGGAGATATTAAAGCAGATTGATTTGGATGCTGTAGGGTGTAGGTGTTTGTGTATTGAGTGGAATGGTCATCAGGATTTAAAACAATTGTACTCGAACTATATCGGGCATCATGGGTTAAAGTTAATTAGCGAAAATAGGGAGAATTTAATATTTGCGAAATAATAAAAACATGACAGAAGAAGAAAAACTACGTTACGTAGAACAAAATGAGAATTGGGTAGCATCCCAAAAAAATTACATTAACGGGTTTGTTATTGGAATTAGAAATGCAAATGATATGGTCGCTCACCATACCGAATACTTAAAAATTACTGAACCTCAACTTGAAAAGGAATACAAATATTTGGCAGATGCCATATCTGTCTTTAAAGAATCATGTATTCAAAATGATATTGAGATTCCAGACTTTGCAAAATGAAAATCGGCATCGGCATCACAACCTACGGAAATCGCCAAACTCCCGCGCTTGAAATGATCCGAAAATATACACCCGGCGCAAAGATTGTAACAGTCAATCAGAAAGGTATTGCCAAAGCTAAAAATATGTGTTTGGCTTTGTTGGATGATTGCGATCATATATTCCTGTTTGATGATGATACCTTCCCGATAGTTGATAACTGGTATGAGCCTTATATAAACTCAGGGGAGTATCATTTAAGCTATACATTTGACCGAAAGGTATTAAATCAATCGAACGGATTAACAGAATATGAATTGCCTTGCGGTTGTATGTTGTATATCAATCCGATTTGTTTAGATATTGTTGGTGGATTTGATTCAGACTTTGAAGGTTATGCGTATGAGCATGTCAATTACTCGCAAAGGGTTTATAATTCTGGACTTACTTCAGCTTTATATCTTGATGTAACTTTGAGTAAGAATTATGTTCATTCTATGGATGAACATAGAGAAATTGAAAGTTCAGTAAGCCATGCAGACCGAAGTGCTGGGATTGCAACAAATCGGCATTTGTTTATGAAGAACCGAAATAGTACAGAATGGAAGCCATACAAATAAGATTCATTCATATTCAAGCAAGAATAGGAGTATTTATAATTAAGTTATTGCCAAAAGAAATGCAATTGCAGGTTCATTCAATGTTAAACTGTTGGAAGTTGCATTGGGTATTATTATTCTGTGCTCCAAATTATAGACAAATGTCACATGATGAACAAATGATATTTTATAAACCAATTTCAAACTATATTCATAAAAAATTCGGGTTAAAAGAAATATTAAGATACCATAATGTAAGAAGCAGTTCAAAAGGTGACATGACAAATGTTCAATTCAATGATTGGTGGTTTTATTGCAAAGAGCATAATTTGTCAGATATTTATTATTTATTATATCCTATAAAAAATGAATATTAGATTCATTCAACCCTTCAGCCAATCTAAAAACATAGGCCAAGAGTACAACAAATGTATTGCCGAATTACCCGATGATTGCTATATCTGTTTACGAGATCAGGACACTTTACCATTACGCTCAGACTGGGGAAATCAAATCCATGCAGTAATTCAAGCAAATCCAGCCTTCCAGATAATCGGGTGCATGACAAACAGATTACGCGCCCCATATCAATTAGCAGCCGGGCAGTTTTCAAATGATCCTGACATTTCAAATCATATCGAAATAGCTAATCAGTTATGGGATACTCATAATAGTTTAGTTACCGATGTGCCAGGCGTTGCAGGGATGTGTATGATATTTCATAAGTCCGTTTGGGATCAGATCAAGTTTGAGGAGAATAGCATATTCTTTGATAAGCAGTTTTGCGATAAGGCGCGAAAGTTAGGAATGAATATTGGAGTGGCGAGAGGGGTATATCTGTTTCACCTTTATAGGTTTGGTAAAAAAGATCCGTTTAATTATAAGGGGCATTTGTTATAA